GCCGAAATAAAAAAGCTTTAGAGGATGCCGAGGTGGACGTGTCCGACGGGTTCGACATCCTCTTCTTCAACACCGTGATGCGCTACTACCTGCACCTCGACCCCGATACGCTCTCGGACGAGGAATGGGCGCACACATATAAATACTTAGGTGAAATAAGAAAAGCGGAAGCAAAAGCGAAAGGCGATGGATAACGTTTTGAAATTCCTCATCAAGCTCAAGGCCGACAAGGGCAATGTCGTGTCGGTGGCAAGAGAGACGGAGCGGCAGCTTGACAGCATCAACCGAAAGGCATCTGTCGTTGGGCGTGGCTTGAGAAAGGCGTTCTCGTTGGACGGGTTCAAGGGCTCACTCATGGCCATTCCAGGCATGCAGTTCCTGATGAACCCATACACGATGATTGGCGCGGGCGTCGGGGCGATGGTTCGGCTGGGCGCACAGGCCGAGAGCGTGAACGTGGCCTTCACAACGCTGGTGGGCAGTGAAAGCAAGGCCGCCGAGATGTTGGGGCAGATTAACGACTTCGCCGCACACTCGCCCTTCGGCAAGATGGACCTCACCCAGAGCGCGCAGACCATGCTCAACTTCGGCGTGGAAACGGGCAAGGTGCTGCCGCTGCTGCGCCAGCTTGGCGACATATCGGGCGGAGACAAGGACAAGATGTCGGCCCTCTCGCTGGTGATTGGGCAGGTGTCGAGCACAGGCTACCTGATGGGGCAAGACTTGTTGCAGTTCATCAACGCCGGGTTCAACCCCATACAGGAACTGTCACAGATGACCGGCATCGCCGTCGACAAGCTCAAGGACAAGATGGCTAGGGGACAGATAACCTACCACAATGTGGAACAGGCCATAGCCCATGCCACGGGTGCAGGTGGCAAGTTCAACGGCATGATGGACAAGCAGAGTCAGACATTGTCCGGCAAATGGAGCACGCTGATGGACACCGTGCAGCAGGGTGCTATTGACCTCTCGCAGAGCGTGAACACGCCCATCGCCGAGGTTGTGGACAAGATAACCGCAGCCATCCCACGGGTGTTCGCCGTCTTTCAGGCCGTTTTCTCGGCTATCTCCGCAGGCATCGGGTTCGTGGTGCGGTTCCGCATGGCATTCATGATCCTGGGCGGTGCGGTGCTGGCGGTGTGGGCCGTCTTCCGCACGTACACGATGGCATTGGCCGCCTATCAGGCCATCACCACGCTGGTAACGGCCGGTACGAAGATATGGACGGCCGCGCAGTGGCTGCTCAACGTGGCCATGACGGCCAACCCCATAGGGCTCATCGTCGCAGGTGTGGCCGCGCTCATCGCCGTCATCGTCTACTGCTGGACGAAGTTTGCAGGGTTCCGCGCATTCTTGATAACCATGTGGGACGTGTGGCGCAAGTTCGGTGACTTGATTAAGACCTACGTAGTGGACCGCATCAAGGAACTCATCCGTGGCGTAGGGCTGCTGTCCAAGGCATTCTCCAAGCTGTTCTCGGGCGACTTCAAGGGCGCGGCCGCCGACTTCGCCGCTGGCGTGAAAAACGTCTCGGGCGTAAACAGTGCGGTTTCCCTTGTGAAGAACACCGCAGCAACCGTTCGCGGCATCGGCGGCACGTTTCAGAAGAACCTGGCCGCAGAACGCGCCAAGGACAAGCAGAAGGAGAAGAAGAAAGGCGAACGTTCGGCCCTCTCCACACCAGGGCTAAAAGGCAGTGCGGCGGTCGGTGATGTGGTGTTTGGCGCAGGCAAGGGCACAGACAAGGCCGGCAAGGGCAAGAAGGGCCGCCGCTCGGCCGAGGAAATCGCCACAGGCGGCCGACGCTCCACGGCAATCACAATGAACATCTCCAAGTTCTTCGACACGCTGCACGTGCACATGGCCGACAAGGCCGACACGGCCGAACTGGAGCGCATCGTGGTGCAAAGCATGAACCGCGCGCTGGCCATCGCCACCAGCACCGACCGCGGATAAACCAGTAAACTCATCAGCACATGAACAACGTAACGCGCTTTGCGCTTGAGAATATGGCACTCCGCATAACGGGCGGCAAGGTACCTCCCTACTGGCTGTTCCGCGATGCGGGCGTCCGACAAGTGGACGAGGGCGACTACTCCGCCATCCGCGCCATGAGCGACGCCGAGCTTGCCGACATGGTTCGCACCAATGCCCTGGGGCTGCCGATGGCAATGCCGTTGAGTTTGAAACTCGAAGAAGCCGGCGCACAAGAATGGCTGCTGCCATTCGAACCGATGGTAAGCATCACGGGCAGGCACATCATCAAGCGCAGGCAGGTGAACAAGGGACTGATACGCGGCAGCATCAAGGAGCGGTGGGCGCAGGACGACTACGACATCACCATCGAGGGCGTGCTTATCGGCACCGACGGCCGCTACCCTTCGGCCGACGTGGCCCGGCTCAAGAACTTCTGCGAGGCGGCCTCCGTCACGGCCCTGTCTCCCTTATTGGAGGTGTTCGGCATATCTCGCCTGGTCATCGAGAGTTGGGAAATACCCTTCACGGCAGGCGAAGCCAACCAGAACTACTCCATTAAGGCGTATAGCGACGACATATACAAGTTGCTGCTAGGTATGAACGAATAACTCATAGACTCACCGACCCAAGAACTCACCACATGTACACAATGGCATACGACATCACCATCGGCAATTACAAGCTCGGCATGATCGCCGCAGTTCGTGTGCACAAGAGCGTGGAGCTGCTGGCCGACACGTGCGAAATAGCCCTGCCTGGTGCGCAACTCAACCAAGCACTTGACGTGGAGAGCCGCATAAGGCGTGGCGATGCCGTAACGGTGAAGTTCGGATACAAGGAAACAGGGTTGGTGGAGGAGTTCCGCGGATGGCTGCAGCGCATCGCCACAGACGGGGGCGACATCAAGCTGTTCTGTGAGGACGACTTGTTCACGTTCAGGAAAGACATTCCCAACGCCGTGCTGAAGGGTGTTTCGCTGGCCGACCTGCTAGGCCGCGTAATAAAGGGCGTTGGCCGTGATTACAAGGTGAACTGCTCATACACTTGGACCTATGCCAAGTTCGTCATCCACGATGCCACCGGCTACGACGTGCTGAAGAAGGTGCAGGAAGAGTGCGGGGCGGACATATACCTGCAAGACGGCACGCTGCATGTACATCCCCCTGGCGAGGTGACGGGCACGGAGCGACGATACGACTTCGCGCTCAACGTAGAAGAAGCCGACCTCACCTATCGCCGTGCCGAAGACAAGAAGGTGCGCGTGGTGGTGAAGGCGTTGATGCCCGACGGCAAAGTGAAGGAAGTGGAAGTGGGCAGCACGGGCGGTGAGAAGGTGGAGGTGAAATGCCACGCTTCGGACACAGCATCAATGCAGGCGCGCGGCGAGACCGAAGTGCGCCGCCGAAGCTTCGACGGTTACGACGGCAGCATTACCACTTGGCTCGTTCCGCAATGCGTGCCGGGCGATACGGCCACGCTGCACGATGCCGACTATCCGCATAAGGACGGCACGTACTACGTGCGAGCCGTCACCACGGAGTTCTCCGATAACGGTGGGGTGCGCAAGATAGAACTTGGATTCAGGTTAAGCTAAACGCAATATGGACAACTACAAGGAACTGGCGCAACTGGTGCGCAACGCAGCCGGCAAGGCCCAACTCACACTGATGCAGGGCATCGTGCGTAAGGTTAGCGGTTTGACATGCGAAGTGGAGATTGGTGGCATCGCCGTACCCGACGTACGGTTGCGTGCCTCCGAGGCTGCCACAGACGCGCAGATGCTGATAACGCCCAAGGCGGGCACGGCGGTGATTGTAGGCAGCCTCTCTGGCGACCTCACCCAGTTGGTGGTGTTGGCCATAGACCAAGCCGAGAGCATAACGATAAACGGCGGCAAGCTGGGCGGGTTGGTTAACGTCGAGCAGCTCACGCAGAAGATTAACGAACTGGTTCAGGCGTTCAACGCCCACACCCACCAAGGATTTCACGGGCCGACTGGCCCGCCCCTCAAGACTGCGCAGCAGCTTAAACGGGGAGATTACGAAGATACGACAATAAAGCATTAGGCAATGAACGGCATACAGCTGACGGACTTCGCCCCCGCCATACGCGTGCGGCGAGACGAACAAGGCAAGATAACCTCGGGTCTGCGCGTGGGTGACACGCTGCGTCAGAACCAGGCACTCATACTGGCGCTGAACAAAGGCGAGTTGAAAGAACGCCCTGCCGTGGGCTGCGGCATCGCCGACATGCTGATGGACCACGACCCTCTATATTGGCGCACACTCATACGCGAGCAGTTGGAGATGGACCGCCAGAAAGTGAACAACATTAGAATTACGCCGAAAGGCATCGAGATCGACGCAACATATTAAAGACAACATAACATGATAGAACATTTCTTACAAAAACTTTCCGAGGCACTCTCCACCGTGTGGGGATGGCTGCTGTGCGCAGCCTTGCTGGTTATGAATTTCATCGTCGGGTACGAGAAGATGGTGGGCTTTACCGTCATGGCCATCGTGCTGGATGCCGTGTGGGGCATCGCGGCGAGCCTAATCCAAAAGCGATTCGCACTGAGCGAACTGGCGCGTGACACATTCGCCAAACTCGCCGTATATGGCACTGCCGTATTCGTCTTCATCCTGGTAGACAAGCTGGCGGGCATCAGCGGCGGGCTGACCACGAGCGTCATCTGCATCGGCATCATCCTGGTTGAGCTGTGGAGCATGTCGGCCAGCATGCTCATCTGCTTCCCAAACATGCCTTTCTTGAAGATACTGAAGAAAGCCTTGGCAGGGGAAATCGCGAGCAAACTGAACGTGAAACCGGAAGACGTTACGGCGGCATTGGACACATTACACACGAAGAAAAATGAGAGACATTAAGTATATCGTGGTACACGCCACAGGCGGTTCGCCACAAACCACAATAAAGGAGTTGCTGTTGGTGTTTAAGGGGCTGGACTGGAAGAACCCGGGCTACCATTACGTGGTGGCAGCCGACGGCACGATAACGCAGCTGTTGGGTGAAGACAAGGTGAGCAACGGCGTGAGAGGTTACAACCGCATGCTCATTAACGTGGCCTACATCGGCGGACTGGACGCCAAGGGCAAGTACGCCGATACGCGCACGCCGGAACAGAAAGAGGCCCTGCGCAAACTGCTGGGCATGCTTCATAAGAAGTATCCGGCCGCCGAGATACGCGGACATCGCGACTTTTCGCCAGACCTGAACCACAACGGCATCATAGAAACATGGGAGTTTATAAAGGCTTGCCCTTGTTTCGATGCAAAGAAAGAATATAAGGACATTTAAGCCCAAGTGCAATGAAACACATATTATATATACTCGCATTAATCGTGCTGCTGGCCTCGTGTCGCACGACAAGGACCGTCACTCGCAATCAGGAGGTGAACGTGCACCGGCGCGACTCGCTCGTGGTGCGCGACAGCGTGGTGCTGCGCTACGTCACCGCCACGCGCGACAGCGTTACCATCCGCGACAGCGTGGTGGTGGTAAAAGACAGTTCGGGCAGGGTGATAGCCACCGAGCGGCACCGCATCAGCGAGCGAATGCGCGACA